ATGGCAAACAATGAAAAAGTATGGACAATAGCGAGAAACGCAGCATTTCGGGTCGATTTTATAACAAATGGAAGGGAATTGCATTTATACACGACTGTGATTTATTCAGCTATGATGTGGGGGTGGGGCAAACGCATTGAGGAGAAAGAAAAAGAAGCCTTGCAAAATGACAAATTAATGAAATAATAACACCAAAAACTAATGCAATGATGGATAAAATTTTGGGAATTAGAGAATTGATATCTGTACATACACAGATATCTGAATTAGAGAGAAAAGAAGCAGAGCTGGCTACTCCAATGCTTACTGACTTGGAATATATTCCGCAAATCTTCGAATGGTTCTGTGAATTATCTGGTTATAATGGAGATGGAGGTAAGCTTAATACTGATAAAAAAATGCAGTTTCTGATTATCATTATTTTCTTTTATTCCCCTATTAGCTTGACCGGACATAGAATACCAAATGGCATTCGGGATATATTGACGGAATTATTCGGATATAAGTCCAAGTCCGCAGTGTCCAATCTTTTAAAGAATCTGGTATCCACTTATGATAATTACAGAGTATTTAAAGAAGAGGTAGATCTTATTTATGCTAGTATATGGAAGCAGTTAGAAGGTCGAGGAATGTTGCCTTACATTCCTATTTTATGACTTTCGTTGAGATGTCACAGTTAGGAGAACTGAAAATAGTACAGTTGTCAATAATGGCAGTACTTTTACCAACGAATTAGAAAACAAGGTTTCTGCAGAAACTGCAAAAAAGAAAAGATCAAAAGCTAGCTTTTTTATATATAATTTATTTAATTAAAAATTTAAACAATTTGAATTATGGCACAATTATCTTGGGGAAAACCCACCATTGAGTTTGGAAAATGTGGAGCTAACGGAGCTGCACCTACAACATGGACAAAACTTGCGTATGACCCAGTAGAAAGTTCAACCAAACTTACTCCTACTAAAGGCGAAAAGAAAGAAGCTAAAGTAGAAGGAGGCGAAAATGAAGCTGTTAAGTATGCAAGAAATACTTATGCGTTTGAGTTTGAAATCCGTGCTGCAAAGGATCGTGAGAAACCGATTGAAGATTCAGATGGAGTAGTTGAGGGCGAATATGCTTTCCGTCTTACTCCTGAAGATACCACTTGCGAAGGTATCTTGATTGAGCGCTCCGTGGTTTCTCTTGAGGAATCTTATGACACTGCCGAAGGTAAGAAATGGAAATACACTGTAGACGTGTTGAAACCGGCATCGGGCAACCAGGTGAAACCGTATCTTGCACCTGCGGTGTAATGAACTGATTCTCTAACCTTGAGGGTGTGTCTTCATGATGCACCCTCTTTTTTATCAATAACGCTATGAATATCAATAAAGAAATCGAAATCAGCATCTCTGATGCTATTATCGAGAAGCCTATCCGCTTTAGTGTAGGTAAGTATTCTTTTAGTCTTTACCCATCTACATTGGGCAGGATGCAGATCCTTAAGAATCTCTACCTTGCCATGAATATCAATACGAAGCTATTGTCACTCAATCCGTTTGCTGAAGCTCTGAGAGTTTGTCGGTATAAACAGGAAACCGTCTGTCAAATTATCGCCTACTCTACCTTCAATGAGAAAAGGGATGTCATGGATTTTAAGAAAGTTTCTCAGCGTGCCATTTTTTTTAGAAAGAAAGTGTCTGTTAATGACTTAGCTACCCTGTTGACTGTCATTCTCTCTGCCGATAAGGTGGAGGAATTTGTTCATTATTTCGGTCTTGATGCCGACCGCAAGTTGAAGGCGCAAATCAACCATATCAAAGGTGAGGGGCATAGTGTTACCTTTGGTGGAAAAAGTATTTATGGCTTGTTAATAGACTTCGCCTGTCAGCGCTATGGGTGGACGATGGATTACGTGTTGTGGAGTATTAGCTATGTTAACTTGAGCTTGTTATTGGCAGACGCTATCACGACAGTGTATCTAAGTGACGATGAACGCAAGAAATTGGGTAGGGGAGATGGGGAAGTGATCAATGCGGATGATCCTGCGAACCGAGACTTGGTACGGAGGATGATTAGTGAATAATAATTTAAAAATAAGAAGTATTATGGCAAATTTAAATTTTAAAATAGAAGGTAATAGTGAATCCTTTATCAAGGAAACGGAACAGATAGATTCGTCTATACGTACACTTGCAACAGATATAGAGAAACAAGAACAAAAAACTAGTGAATCATTTAAGACAATAACTGCTAGTTTTGCTTCCATAGGGATTATTGCCGGTTTGGGCTGGTCGGGAGTTTTTCGTGGCATAAAGACAGCGGTTAGTAAAGCTATTCCCGTTTTGGGTACTATTTCTACGTTAGCAGATATTTATTCCCTCATAACGTCTCTCACCAAAGCACAGCGAGGAGAGCAGAATAAATTGAACGACAGTATGGATGTTTTTAATAGAATTGTACAGAATCATGCTGCCCAGCCGATAGCTACCATCGAGCAGTTGTCTACTGAGTTTCAATCGCTGGGTGACAATATGGACGCTCAGCGACAATTCATTGTCAAGAATAAAAAGGCTTTCGATGAATTGGGAGTGTCTATCCGTAATGGGTATGATGCTCAACAGTTGTTAGTTGACAATAAAGACACGTTTATTGCAGCTCAAATTGCTAAAGCGACCTCTTTGGCCTACCAAGATAAGAGGAAGGAAGTAGCAGCTAGATTAGTGGGTGCATCTATGGCAGTTGCCAGAAAAGAGAAAGATGATGCTGTAGATGTAGAATACAAGGCACCTATAGGGGGGGAAGGTTATTATATTATGAAAGCCAACGAAAGCCTCAAGAATTTCCGTAATGCTATGTACGTATTTTCTAAGGAACAGGTTGAAGCATCGAAGAAAGAAATGGAAGAACTGATGTTGCTAAGTTTACAAAGTGAAAAGGAGGCGTCGGATCTGATGGCAGGGTTGGGCGTCGCTCCGAAAGTACCTCAACCTCGAACTGCCAATGCCCGGCAAATGGCTGTCACTCATCAAAAAGAGCAGCAAACGTTGATATCCGAGAAAGAGGAAACTGAACGACAGGGGAAAGCCAATATCGAATCTGAAAAACAAGCCATGATCGAGTATTTGAAAATCTATGGCACGTATCAGCAGCAGAAATTGGCTATGGCTCAAGACTATGCGGAAAAGATAAGAAAAGCAACAGCGGAACATGGAGCAGAAAGCCCGGAAGTGAAAACACTTGAGCGACAACGTCAGAAATCGACTGCCCAACATGAAACGGCAGCAATGCAAGCCAATATTGACTGGGTGACTGTTTTTAGTGAGTTTGGCGGTATAGCGAGCAGCTATATTCAACCGGAGTTGGACAAGGCTAGAGCCTATACGCAAACTAAAGAGTTTACGAATACGAATGTTGAGGCCCAAACTGCATTTTTAAGTTCTATTGAAAAGATGGAAAGTATCTTAGGTGAACCTGGAGGGAACAGTTTTAAGAAACTGGGACAGGATGTTCAGATATATCAGGATTCGCTTCGTGCACTCAACGAGGCCAAAGCAGAAGAGGCGGTAGCTATTGAAAAACTCGTCAAAGCGCAAGAGGATTATGAGCAAGCGCTAAAGAAAGGTAGCCAAGCAGAACAGGATGCTGCTAAAGAAACTCTAAACACGGCGAAGAGAAATGCTGATGAGGCATCGAATCATGTACAAGAGCAGACAAGTGTCGTCACGCAGAACAATCAAAGTTTATCCGAAACTGCCACGAATCTCAAGAAGAATATGGATAATGTTGTTCAAGGACTATCCAAATTGTCTTCCGGTAGTTTGAGTGGTGCGTATAGTGGGATTATTCAGGCGTCTAATGGGATGAAGGACGCGATAGGAAAAACGTCTGAAAATTTGAGAGAAGTTCCTATTATTGGATGGATTTTGTCTATCATTGATGTGCTTAAAGATGGTTTGAGCAATTTGGTAGGTGGACTGCTGGATGCAGTGTTCAATGCCATTTCCGGTATTCTTGATGATGTACTGTCGGGAGACTTGTTCGTCACTATTGGAGAATCTCTTCTCTCGGGGATTAGTAAAATATTTGATGCTATTTCTTTCGGCGGGTTTAGTTCTTTGATGGATTCTATTAATGGTAGCAATGCCAAGGAAGTGCAACAGGCGATTGATAAGTTGACGGATCGGAATGAAATATTGGGAAAATCGATAGATCGACTGACTACGGTGATGGATGACGCGGCTGGAGGAGAAGTGATAAATGCTTACCAAGAAGCAAAAGCTTATCAAGAAGAACAAAATGACAATATGCGTCAGATAGCGAAGGAGCAAGCGAGGTATAGCAGTAGCCACCATAGTTGGAACTACTATATGGAATGGACTGCGGAGCAGTTGGACTGGGCACGTAAGAATGTAGATGGTAATTTTTCGGGTACAGAATCTTTATGGGACTTAAGCCCCGAAGATATGAACCTTCTTTTGAGTAATGCCAGTATCTATGAGCAGATTAAAAGTGCAGGAAAGGGAGGCTATGGTGAGCGTGTGATGGAAAAGTTGGAAGACTTTGCTGATCAAGCAGGAAAGTTAGATGAACTTACAGACAAGATCCATACATCCCTCATGCAGATGTCATTTGATTCTCTCCGGGATAGTTTCCTCAATTCTTTGATGGATATGGATAAGGATGCCAAGGGGTTCTCTGAAGATTTTGCTGGATATATGCAACGGGCATTGCTGAATTTTGCGATTGGCGATCTTCTTAATAAGGAATTAGAAGGTTGGTATAACGGAATAGCAAGGGATATTCAAACACAAAAAGGCAAATTGAGAGAAGAACAAATAGATCAATATCGTTCCGTTTGGGAAGGATATGTGCAACAAGGGATCAGTATTCGGGATGGAATTGCAGAAATAACCGGATATGGAAATGCAGGGGAGAGTTCTGGTCAGCAAGGTACGAATGGAGGATTTCAAACAATGTCTCAAGACACTGGTAGTGAACTTAATGGTCGTTTCACTGCTTTGCAAATATCGAATGAGGAGATTAAGAATTCCATGCAGTTTGCTTTGGGAAGTTTATCAGTTTTGTGTACCGCTACTTCCGATGGCAACTTTATCTTATCGGACATGCGGAATCTGGCGGTAATTTCCAATGGACATTTGGAAGATATTGCTAAATATACGAAAGTGATTCAAGGCTTTGGGGAAAAATTGGATAATATAGATCGGAATACAAAAAAACTGTAACCTTCTATTCTTTATTACAAAAATCTCAACTTTAGTAGTTTACTTGCTAAAGTTGGGATTTTTTTTCAATTGTGGCATCTTCCTTGCAATCATTTACAAGAGAATAAACTATTCTTTTTTGTAACGAATGGAAGCTTCGCCTCCACTGTATTCGTTGCTTGGTATTCCTGAACTTTGAGGGACTATGCGTAGATATTTGTCTTCCATCCATATAGCTTGTTTTCTTCCATAAGTATACATATCAGTTGTAATAATAAGAAATAGTTCACATTTTGTTGTGTTTTTGGCATAATCTTCGTTTTTTAGAATAGAATATGTACCTTCACGCGTAATTTTAGGTGTATATATATCTGTAAAAGTCCCATCGGAATTAAATATATACTCTTGATCCCAAGCGCCATAAGGAATAGCTTCCCATTCGCCACTCCATTTTCTGTCGAAGCGTTGCGCTCCTTTCCAATGCCCTATGATATCCTTCTTCATAGCCTGGTACATCTCTTCTTGATGTGCGAGTGCCTTTTCCTCATCGGTTAGTTTTGATTCGTCATTTTTAGAGCAAGCTGTGAATAACATGGTGAATGTTATTGCTACGAGAAATAAAAGATTTTTCATGTTTTATAGTCTTTAGTTGTTTATTGTTTGTTGGATGTAAATGTACGGAATATTATTAAGATAGCAAGAAATCTAAGGGTAAATATATATTTTTTTGTTTATACACAGAATACAGGGGAACATCTCTTCTTGAGTACACATAGAGAAGAAATCATTCAACAGGTTTAATGTAAATAGTGAGTTCTTCAAACGTTTGAGAATGTTTTAATTTTGAACTATTCTTTTTTGTAACGAATGGAAGCTTCACCTCCACTATACTCGTTGCCTGGTATTCCCGAATTTTGAGGGACTATGCGTAGATATTTGTCTTCCATCCATATAGCTTGTTTTCTGCCATAAGAATACATATCAGTTGTGATAATAAGAAACAGTTCACATTTTGTTGTGTTTTTGGCATAATCTTCGTTTTTCAAAATAGAATATGTACCTTTATAAGGCAATCTGAATGAATGTATATCTGTAAAAGTTCCATCGGAATTAAATATATATTCTTGACTCCAACCGCCATAAGGAATATCTTCCCATTCGCCACTCCATTTTTCGTCGAATTGTTGCGCTCCTTTCCAATGCCCTACGATATCCTTCTTCATAGCCTGGTACATCTCTTCTTGATGTGCGAGTGCCTTTTCCTCATCGGTTAGTTTTGATTCGTCATTTTTAGAGCAGGCTGTGAATAACATGGTGAATGTTATTGCTACGAGAAATAAAAGATTTTTCATATTTTATAGTCTTTAGTTGTTTATTGTTTGTTGGATGCAAATGTACGGAATATTATTAAGATAGCAAGAAATCTAAGGGTAAATATATATTTTTTGTTTATACACAGAATACTGTGAAGCCATCTCTTCTTGTGTATATTTAAAGAAAGAATTCAATTAGATTGTTGCTTTCTGATTACATAATTGAGTAATATTAGTAAAACTATTTCGTAATTAGTTTCAACCCTATTTGAAACACTTCGTTTCATTACTTAAAAGAGTGTAGTTCGTTTTAATCTTTTATAAATCAGCGATTAAAAGTGTTTTTATAAAGATGCAAGTAACGATATAGTAGTGGAAGTCCAGCTACACATTGCATTGCTCTGCATAATTTCAAATATCTCTCTACGACAAAGATAGTCAATGTTGTTAATAGTTACAAGTTAATCAAAACTTATTTTAGTTTGTAATTGGTTGTTTAATGCTTCAAGAATAAGCCTTATAGCGATAAATTAACAACTAATAATGTCTAAATACTTATTCTCATCTCTTCCCAAAAGTATATAGTAATTACGTAAATACCACATAAGGATTCATGCAAGTTATTTTCCAAAGTTTATCATCTTCGTCATAATCAAAGTAAATTCCATTAATATTACTGACTTTAGAAAAGTCAATATCTGATTCACCTATTTCATTTATAACACTAAAATTCGGACTAACTAAATATTGCTTATCATTAATTATTCTTGCCATTAACCTTTTTGTTCTTTTATGTACTTTTCCATATCTGAAGTTAGGAACTTTTTTAATTTTTATAAATTTTCTCTTCGAAAATCTTACTAATAAATCGATCCATAATGCTGCATTTTCTGATACTTGGTTTTTATAGTAATCAGCATGGTCTATTAAATCTTGTTTATATGTTCTAATGCTTTTTTCCCAAAGATCATCATCATATAAGTTGGCAATTTCATAGGCAGAAATCCTTGAGCGAATTCCTGCTTGATAGATTTTAACTGATTTTATGTTAGGTAATCCTAATTCTACAAGAATAGCCAATTCTTCGATAGTATCCGCTTCTTCAATTAAATTCTGTTTCTTCATTTTCTTTGAAATACCATTGAGAACCCAAGGCATATTGAAAGAATAATGTTGAGTTACTATATTAACTGCATTTTCATGTTGAACGATATCTGACATGGATATTCCACTTAACCACTTTTTTCGTATCTCTTTTATATCAACACTATCTTCAAATTTTTCTTTATATATATTCACATCTCTAATGACGTCTTCTATATTTTCAAGAAGTGAAATGCGTTCTTCTAATGTTTTATCACTTACTATATAGCTTTGAACAATACTAATAATCTCGCTAAGCTTCTCATCTATTTGCAAATCTGAATTGATTGGAATACCAGAAGATACAATACTTTCCCAAATACTTTTTTCTATCCCTACCTTTTTTGTTATACCTTTAATTCTAGCCTTTATAAAATCGAGAACTTCATCGCCAGTAATATCTTCATAATATTGAGCTTGTATATAGGCTAAGGATTTAGTAAAATAACTATCAATCCATTCCAATGTGTTTCCTTCAAAATTATTCGAATTATGCAATGATAATAATCCGTCATCAATCAAATCAAGAAGATCATTAACTTCATCTAAAGACTCATCAATTTCATTAATACGATTTTCAGCAAGTAAATTAATTAAGTTATCAAATGCTATTCCGTTAAGTTGAGCCACTGTTTTAAGTGTCCTTATTAGTTCCAAACAACCACTCTCTGCTCTATCTATATTACTCTTATTAAGATATGCAGAAATCATTTTTCTTTCCCAATTTATTTTATTCTCGTCTTTTTTGGTTATATCATGAGCAACTAAAATTTTGCCTTCATGATCTACAAAAGCACGCCCCGCTCTACCAGCAATATTCCAAAAATCTCTTTTCGTAATAGGATTACCTGATTGATACAAAGTTGAGAAAATTACAGTAGAAACTCCAAGATTAACTCCTTGTCCTAATGTTGAAGTCGCTATAATAACTCTTGGCTTCTCACTTCTCATTAATCTTTCTAAGGGAATTCGCACATCTGAGATCAAATCTGCATTATGACAGAAAATTCCTTGTTTAGCAAACTTAACCCATTCCGTATCTTCACCATAAGATTCTATGCAAGCCAGTTTAAAGGCTCTCCAATTGGCCTTGTTTCTAAATCTAAACTTCTGTTCTTCAGGCTGAATACATTTTTCATACTCTCTTGCAATGGCAAAAACAGATTTCTTGATTCCAACGAATATTAAAACAGGACCAAACTTCCTTAGTTTATATGCAGTAGAAGCTATGGCTTGGTTCTTATTTTCAGGAAAGTAATGCATTATCCTTTCTTTAGGCTTCTTAGGCAACTTTTGTCGCATAATAAAATTAGGATTAAATGAATTTCTTTCTGCATCAGTGCTTTTCCAATTTAAATTCACAGAAACTCCATTCCATTCCATTATTCCGATTCTTTCATCAGAAGGTCGCCAATTCTCTTTGTAAACATTATCAGTAGAATCCGTTAGCCATTCAGATAGATCTTCTGCATTGGGTAAAACGGCAGATAATAACAAGAATCTTCCACCATTAGCTTTTACATGATACTTTAATTCCTCATAAAACATTTCATTAACTATGAGTCTTTTATCAGTTCCCAATAAATGTCCTTCATCTATAATTACAAGTTTGATACATGATAAAATATCCTCATTGCTTCTAAAGAGTGCTTTGGCCTTTTCTGGTGTTGCTACAATTACGGATGATTCGTCTATAATTCTTTCATCAAGCTTACTAAATAAACTTCCACCATATAGATGTGAGACTGAAACATCAAGATTGCTAAAAATCTCATCAAACGAATTTTCTATTTCGTAAGCTAGTGATCTATAAGGGGCTATAAAAAGAATTTTCGCTTTAGGTTCATTTAATAGACAGTTTAAAATCGCAATTTCACCAATTCTTGTTTTTCCACTACTTGTAGGAATGCTAACAATACTCCCCTGCTTATTATTCAAAACCTTTGGTAAAGAGTTTCTTTGAGTAAGAAACAATTCTGTTATACTGCCATTTTTATAAACTAATGATTGTATATACTTTAACGGAAGTTTATCTTCCGTATTAAAATAATTTCCTAATACATACCATAATGAGGATTCTTTAAATCCATCTATAATGAGAAGTAATAATCGAATAACCCACCAAACATCAGGTTCACCTCTCATTGCGGCTACTTCTTGAAGATTTACAAGATCCTTTTTTGCAATTTCTAAAAAATCTTTGTTTCCTGTCTGATAAAATTGCACATAATAATTTAATGATTTTGCTATAATTATCTCATAAATTTTTGTAGCATTATCTTCTTCAAAATGTTCAGCCAGATATTCATCCCCATAACTGGAGTTTGTAATAAGTTTATCGATTTCACTTAATAACTGATCAAATTTTCTATTAAGAAATAGAGATACTAAACTTGAAATCATTGTATCACTCTCAAGTTTGCCTATAAGTATAAATGCCTTAGAGTATTGAAAACAAACGTAATAAGAAAGAGCGGAGATTAGACAAAATAGTTTCTTATTTTTTGTCTGAATATGAATAGAACCGTGTATATACTCAAGTATTAAAGCTCCTTTTTCTAGAGAATGAGATGCTTTTAGATAATTATGTTCACTAAAATAATTACATCCAATATTTAGATATTTGAAAGCTAAGATATTTAGCTGCTCATCTTTAATTGTATATCGAGGAAAATTTTCTTTAGATTCTTCCGTATTATATAGGATATATCTAGCGTTAGCTTGAGCTATTAAGTTTTGCAAAGTAGAATCTGATTCTAATTCTTGGTAGCTTTTTTCAACATGCTCTATATTCATAATAAATCAGGGTTAGATATTAGTTCTTCTGCTTTTTCAAATATGGATTTAATAAACTCTTCTGGCTGACCAATTCCAATAGAAATGAAAACCAAATTTGAATTATCACTATTCAAATGTTTTTCAACTGTTTCTGAAGTCTTGGTATTACTTAGTAACAAACCAACATAAATAAGGTCGCCTCTATCTTTTATATCTTGCACTATATAATCATCCAGCTTTCGAGCAAGTAATTCATCTGATTTTGCTATTTCTTCTACTAAGAAAGTGTACGATAAAGGCAAAGTATCTTTGTTTAAAGATTTGGTAATATCTTCAACTACATTCTTTTGAGGAGTAGTGCGAAATTTCGATTCTCCCAAATAAATTTTGATTTTCTCATTACCATTTTCTTCAAATAAATCAACCATCAAAGTGTCATCTCCTTTAATGGCTTGATCAACATTTGGATTATATTTCAATTTATATACCTTGATAAATTCTTTTTTTTGTGATGCTTGAATATAATCAGTAAGTAATATTTCCGTAGCATTACCTTTTTTCACCTTATCCGTAATAGGTAATTTTCTATGCTGCTCTGCATATTTAGCAAAGCCTAAACTTTTATATTTTTCTTTTAACCTAGATATTCTAAACTGAGTATAATGGTGATTAATTATTTTTTTTGCCATCCATTCTATTAACTCATCATCTACAGCTGTAATTTCAGTAAGTTCCCTGTGGCATTTCATATAGGAATCTGGCAAATCATTTGCAGCAAGCCATTTCCCATAAGGATGTGAATTATCTGGATGCTTCCCAATTAACAGTTCTTGTTTCGTCATAATTTTTAGTTTAAAACAAAGGAAAAATCATTTTACTGCTTTAAAACTGGCAGAAACAGTATTGTAGTAGCGCAATCCAGCTACATATTCTGTTGCTCTGTACAATTTCAAGTATTACTCTAACACAAATGTAATTAATGTTTTTGACGGTTACAAGTTAATCTGAATTTATTAGAAGGCTTGGTATTAATTGGAGGGTACTAAAAAACTTTTTATAGAAAATTACCCCTCTACTGATAGTTCTGAGAAGAGTAAAATCTGATTTTTGGGGTGCCCTTCATTATATTGTTTACCTATAAATATCTTTTTGAAAAGAATGGTAACTACTGCTATTTTTCTTTCTACCTTAAAGGAAGAAAAAAAGCATTCTGTAAATCGACATTGATACTAAGTAAGTTACAAAGAAAATATGGGGCTGGCGGTTACCGTCAGCCCTATTTTTTCATGCCCAATTTTGAAAACTTTGCAACCGAAGAAAGAAAAATAACCCATTGGAACAAAGGAATATTTTATGGAAGAGAACAGAAATGATATTGAGATACTCAAAGCAATGATAAAGGAAAACTTTGAGGAACAACGAAAACTGATTGCCAAGCTGGAAACGGCTCTGGAAGCAGTAACCAGTTTCAACGGCAAGCAAATGCTGGACAGCCGGGATATGCGCCTGATGCTGAAAGTATGCGACCGGACACTGATCCGCTGGCGTAATTCCGGCAAACTCCCGAGAGAAGAATGTCTAAACGAAGATTTCATATCCGATTCTATTAACTCATAAATAAAAATTCACATGGAAAATCAAGCTAAAGTAATCGTCATAGAACGAAACAAATTCGCATCACTTGTCAAATCACACCGCAAATGTCTTCAGATGCTGAACATCCTGACCTACATCTACACAGTTAAGGAAGTAAGCCTGACCCTGACCTTGCAGGAAATCTGTGAAGTCCTGCACATGACTCCCGAGGAAGTGGAGATACAGCGACAGAAAGGATATATCCGCTTCACGACACAGAAAGGGATGACCGTCTATGAAATCACGGACCTGCTCCGATTGGAGAATATGCTGGAGATGGGGAGTGTCTATCGTAAGATCGACAAAAAAGTAATGAATCTCGAACCTCTAAATAATGAATAAACAATGAAAGAAGAAGAGCAAGACAAGAAACAGCGGAAGCGTCTGGTACACGCTTCTCTGTTTAGTGGATTCGGCGCCCCAGACCTGGCTGCCGAATGAATGGGATGGCAGAATGCCTTCCATTGTGAGATAGACGATTTTTGTAATACCATTTTAAATTACTGGTTTAAAGATGCAAAAAGTTATACAGATGTCGCAACGACAGATTTCAGAGAATGGAGAGGAAAAATCAATGTCCTTACAGGAGGTTTTCCTTGTCAACCATTCTCTGTCGCAGGCCAAAGAAAAGGAGCGGATGATAACCGTTACCTCTGGCCTCATATGCTCAGGGCCATACATGAGATCAGGCCCGATTGGGTCATTGGTGAGAACGTTGCTGGCATCCTCACGATGGTACAGCCCGGCCAGGAGACTGAAGTGGGAAGTCAGTCCACTCTATTCGGAGAGAGTGAGCCTGTATTTAAAAGACGGCAGCAATATGTTGTTGAAACCATTTGCCGTGATCTTGAACGTGAAGGATATTCCGTCCAGCCGGTACTTATACCGGCTTGTGCCGTCGGAGCTCCCCACCGCCGGGACCGGGTATGGTTTATTGCCCACCGTGACAGCCCAGGATTACAAGCGCAGGGGACCGAACAGCCGCCAGCAGGGATTGCCGGAGATGATCCATGAAATACTCCTTCCCACTCCATTGGCTACGGAGATACACCATCCGGAAAGGGTTCACAAATGGAAACAGGCCCATGCTCCATCCCTGCACAGCCAGCTCAAAGGGGAGAAGAAACCCAACGGATTGAGCGACTTTCTGGACTTTTACGGGATGCTGCTGCCCACCCCGGTAGCCAGCGATGCCGGTGTGGGTGCGGTAATGGGGAAAAACGACAAGATCATAGTGACACCGAAAGGAAAGGTGAGAAAGATCAATCAGAAAGGCCATGTCTGGAGTGTAGGGCTTGGGAGGATGGCGGAGCTTCTGCCCACTCCGACAGCGAGGGACTGGAAGGGCGCGGCAAGCCCGGAAAGTCTGGAGAAGAGAGGCCGGATACCGGAAAAGAACAGCCTGCCCGATTTCTTCGCCCGGACTGGAAAGAGTTTCCAGCTGAATCCCCTGTTTGTAGCCGAGATGATGGGCTTCCCCCCCGACTGGACGGTATCTCCTTTTCTCGGTGAAGACAGGCATCCATTAAAGGATACGGGAACGCTATCGTCCCCCAGGTAGTCTACGAGATATTTAAAGCAATAGAAGAAACCTATAAATTAAACAGTCATGAATAAAGTATCAATATTTGAACATCCTGAGTTCGGACGCATCCGGACACTGGAAATTGACGGGAAAATATGGTTCTGCGCCTCAGATGTTGCCGCCGCACTTGGCTACTCCAATCCGAGAGATGCCGTCGTAAGACATTGTAAACCAATGGGCGTCGTGGTTTACGACACCCCTACACGCAGTGCCGTCCAGAAAATCAAGTACATCAGCGAAGGGAACGTATACCGGCTGATTGCCGGTAGCAAGCTGCCTTCCGCTGAGAAATTCGAAAGCTGGATATTTGATGAACTGGTTCCCGAAACACTAAAGAACGGTGGCTATCTTCTTAAGAAGAATGGCGAAACGGATAATGAACTACTTGCGCGTGCCATATTGCTCGCACAGAACCGTATAAAAGAGCGAGACAGCCGTATTTCAGCATTGGAGAAGGAGAACAACTATGCTATCCTGAAACTCAAGCTACAGGCCCCAAAAGTTCAGTATTATGACAAAGTCCTCCAATCCCAAAGCACCTACACGACCACACAGATAGCGAAAGAATTGGGAATGACTGCCGGTATGCTGAACAAACGGCTTCGATGGGCAGGCATCCAGTTCCGTCAATCCGGTCAATGGCTGCTCAAAGCTCCTTATCAGAATCAAGGCTATACGGCAACCCGGACCCATGTATGGGAAAGCCGCACAGGAGAAACCGGCACGGCCATGTTGACCGTTTGGACGGAAAAGGGTCGGTTATTCATACATTATCTTTTTGAGGCTTATCTGGTATAGCCGGAATATAAGACTGGGATAAATAAAAAAGCTACTGAAACAAAAATTCAGTAGCTTTTTTATTGCTTTCAATTGATACTATCTCAACCGTGGTCCCGTTTTCTTCTTTTCTTTCACAGGCACAATCTCTTGTCGGGGTGCTTCTTGCGGCCTTATCCTTTCACTTACAGTCTCACTCTGAAGAAGCCTGTTTAAATACCGGAGGTCCTTCAGCAATTTCTGTTTGCATTCTATCTCCAGGGAATGGGCCATATTCGACATCGGGCTGGTACTTTTCTTGACAAGCGGACCGTTCAGGAGATCATCTTCTATATACAGGGTATAACGCTTCAAAATCCCTTCAATATCCTTCGGCGTTTCAGCGGCATCAATCGCCTCCTGAATGGCCTTATAATTCTTATCCATATAACAGGCCTTATACAAGTCATCGGCATGCCAGTCAAAGAAATGAAGATAGTTTTTTCCCAGTTGCTGGTTATACTCTTTTATATCGCTTTCCACAACCCCTTTCTTCTTGTCAAGATATTGCTGCAATTGTTCGATCCTTAAATCACTTTTATCCATTGTTGTCCGATTTATAGTTCCATGTCCGTTTCAGTTTTGCTCTGAAAGGATATATCCAGTTCTCTTTCCTGATGGAAATTATCCGCTATCACGAATTTAATCTCCGCATTCTTGCTGCTTCGGTTATGATAGAAGAGCGTGAATACCTGGCGGCAGGGATCGCTGTCATCCAACTCCGCTATCGAATCCAACGGTTGCATCTCCCGGTTCACCAGATAGACCTTCTTCTTGTCGTACACCTCGCCGCTGCCCTCCATCTGTATATAACCGATTTGATAGCCGGCTTCCTCATAGTTTCCGCTACGATTGAGTGTCAGACGAATCTCCACGGTTTCATCCGGGGAAATGGTCTTCTGGAGATACCAGGACGTTAGCGAGAAATCATAAGCCTGCTGTACTTCCAATTTATCATCACAGCCACCCAGCAGGCAAAGCAATGTGAGCATGATACCACTTATTATTAATTTCATCTTCATGATTTTACGTATTACTAAATGAATAATTTACTTGATTGAGTCCGTTGTCGGCTAACGCCTGATGCCCGTTTTTATCTTTCTTTCAGGCGGCTCTTCTCTCTTCTTTTCTGTTTTATTAGCCGTCTGTTGCAAATTCTCTTCGGGAGGCGTTTGCGCAAGGATATTCGCGAATTCCCGGTAATCCCTAACCAACTGCTGCATACACTCCAACTTCAGGAAATGGGCAACATTCGTTGTCCGGCTGGAACTGTTACAATCCACCTGACCGTTCAACAGTTTGCTCTCACAGTAAGCAATGTTGTCCTCAACAATATTCCGAACCGTATCCATGTCCTTTGCCCCGTCCACCGCCTGCCGGAGTATCTTATAACACCCGGACATAAAATGAGACTTATACAGGCTCTCCGCATTCCATTCGAAAAAGTGCAGGAAATTCCCATTCATCTTCTTGCTTTGTTCACGTATGTCCCGGTCTTCCCGGTTTATTTTCATATCCAGCCAATGAAGCATCTCATCCACGTTCCAATTGCCTTGTTCCATACTATTGCCGCTAATTAAAAATGTACTTGACACCGACAACTACCGCCGTGTGGAAATTCCCCACGGATGATCCGAAGAATATCCTCTGGCGGACATTGAAAAGAAAAACCAGCCTGTCGGAAAGGAACGCCTCCATCTCGAAAGCCGGGGCAAAACCATAAATGAAGCATCCGTCATTCTTTAAAGTCGCCCCGTCATAGAGCAGCTTGCAGTTCCAGTTGGTCGTCTCATAACCCGCCAGAGCGGAAAGACCGGCAGAGAAGAACACGTTCCTGCCACGGTCCGAGAAGAACGGCACGAAATAGCCTACCTCTCCGGTAAACTGCGCTTTGGGAATCGCAATGTCCTTGTAGGAATAGTGCTTCTTCACATAATCCGCCCCGAACAGCCAGCGGGAATGGTTCCGGTTATACCGGCTCAGAGCCACTCCGAGCTGAAAGTTACCACGCAGATGCTTCACATTCGAACCGAAGTCGTCCACACCGCCTAACATGAGCTGGATACCTTTCTGTCCCGGCAGGTAACGCTGGGCAAAGCATTCGCCTGCCGCAAAGGGCAGACAAATGCATAACATAATAAATAAAACTCTTTTCATGATTACTCACCGATTAATTCATTCACAATACGCGCATCCACCAGATCACTGTTCTCCATATAGAACCGCTGGTGACGGCCTCCCCCTTTCTCGTAAATTTCCACTTCCAGCAACTTGTCGTCAGGAATGACAATCTTCGGGAAGGCATACACGATACGTCCCGTGCTCTTTCCCACGATGCGTGTCAGGGCATTGAGCGTGCGTACCGGTTCAATATAAGTTTCCTGCCGGGCCGTCCTTTTGGCTATCTTCTTATCCACTATCTTAAACCGCACGAAATCCACATCGAAAGGCACATTGGAATTGTTCGTCAGGGAAACATGGAAGAATATCAGGTCCTTATGCACATAAATGCCCTTCAAAAGAGCCTGCATCCCGAACTGCCTGCACCCGATATGCTTCACGTCCCTGCGGTCCAGCCGGTGGATGGTGTACATCACGCTGGCAATGACCGTCGGATCTTCCTCGCCCAGTTCCGTGACACGGATGGAACTGCCTCCCTTCTTTTCTCCCTCGTCCGGGTTCATCCACTGGTCCATATTGATATTCAGCGTGGAAGGCTCCTCCTTATAAACCACATTGAAAGAAAAGAAAGAACCGTCTCCCGTAATCACGGAGAAGTTCGTCTCGCCCGGAAACTCCTTCACCGCCGCCTTGACACGCACCACATTCTCGACCCCGTCAGCTTTACCTGCGATGATATTGTTACTTCCCAGGTCCACGTAACGAACTTCAGTGGGAAAGAGGATATGCACCGTCTTTCCGAAAGTGACCTCTATCTTATAAGGAGTGATATGCTGGCCCGCCGTCAGAATCCTGACGGGATTTGCCGGTCTTTCTTCCTGTGCGAAACCGGATACCGAGGCCAGTACAGCCATCAATAATGCTATTACTATTTTCATTGTCTTATCTTTTTTATTAAAGTGAATAATCCGTTATTGTTTCTTTGTGACCAGCAGCACCTTATATCCGGCTTTCAGCGTCACCTTGACCGCACGGACCCGCCCGGCAATCAACCGCGTGCCGCCCTGCATGACTCCGCGCGTCAGGTCCATGACCACCTGCTGTCCGGCAGAACGTGCGAATGATACGCTGTTTCCCATGCTCTCGCTGACCGTCCCAGCCGCATCCTTTGCCGCATTGCGGGTTTCCGATCCGGGAACGAAAATCCCTTTTTGCCCGTCTATATCGTAAGTCGCCAACTGCACGGGGATGATATTTCCGGCATACTCGATGCTGCTGATCAGGATATCCAGACGCTCTCCCTGTATGACCGCCGCACCCGTTACCAGACTGTTCTCCGGAACGGTAATACTTCCTGCCTGCAGAGGTTGCAGCAACCGGAGTCTTACCCTGCCTCCCTGCTCAATGGTCTGGTTCTCCGAAATGCAGGCGGCGATGGTATTCGTCCCCATTTGGTAGCTGCTCCCGACAGCAGTATTAAAACCGTAATTCCTCTCGACAGTGAGCGAAGCGATAAAAGCGGAATCCGTAACAGGTCGTGAAAGGCCGGAAGTCGTCTGATACTCCGCCCGCTGAACCGGAACAACTTCCGTGGGTTCTTCTCCGACAGCTTTCTCCCGAACCGTATCCTTGTCAGGGTTCAGATACTTTGCCGCCATCCTGTAGGAACGCTCCATCAGTTCTTCACGGGTAGCCGCCTTGCTCTTTTCCTTTTCCGCCTCTTCCAGTTTTTTATTCAGTTCGTCCACTTTTCTTTCCAGATCGCCGCTTGCCGTCTCTTTGGGAGTTTCATAGAAATCATCCAACTGCCCGGAGATTTGCTCGTAGGTATTAACAGACTGTTGCAACCGGTCTCCGTCCTTTTCTTTTTCACCGGTATCGGATGATTTTCCATTATTCATCAATGTCCCGGCAAGCTGCTCCAGCGACTTCATCCGGCTTTCTTCCTCCACTTCCACCTGCTGCTTCTCATAGGCGGCGGTCTTCTTATCAACCAGTTTGGCCGTGGTAGGCTCCGGCACGTTCACATTGAATCCTGAATTTCCGGGAGCTTCCGTCCCGTTTTCCTTGCCGGTGGGGGCAAATATTCAGTACATGACTCCCAGGAAGACCAGCACAAAGGCCGGAATCACAATGAACTTCCTTCTTTTTTCCATCTCTTCCGGTGTGAGCACCTTCTTCTCTTTTTCCGGTTCTTCCTTCAAGGCTCTGACGTTTTCCGGCTGTACCGCCGTTTCTTCTGCCGCTTCGGGCTTTTCCAAATCTTTATCTTCCATTACTCGTGGGTTTTAGGGTGATACATTATACTGTCTTTATCCGCCCGGTGGATGGAGTCCGCCGGATGGACAAACGGCAACTCCTTTTGTGTGCCGTGGGAGAGAAAACGCCCGAAAGCGCGTGTTACGGTGATAGCACATAGAACGGTACTGATAGCCAGCATGCCCACAAGCACTCCCTTACGCTCTTTTTCGGACAGCTCCTCGCAAACGTTCTTTAGCTTTTCGCTGATCTCTGTCTTTATCTTCCTGCTTTTCATTACCTTATTATATTAGCGTTCAACGGTCCTTATATCCCTGTTTTCCAAAATCTCAAAGCGTTCCGCCATGAAGCCTTGCGGATTATTATCCGACCTGACCGTACTCTGCAGGAAGCAACGGGTGACCAGGGAACGCTCGGTGATATTGCTGTTTCGGATAATCATCTGCCGGGCAAAGGTGGTGATCCGGTACGGATAGTTATCGAAATCACACTGCATGCTGTCCACCAGGACAGTCTGGTTGATATTGCCGCTGATCAGACGGTTATAATAGCCTTTCTCGTTCCAATCCCGGTAATAACTATAAAGACTCTTGTCCGCCAGATACATGGCCCGGTTGATATTGGATTCGATAGCGGCCTTATCGGGAGCCAGCGTAAAGAACAGTTCATGCATGCGGCGCACATGCTCGCGGGCCTCCACCGGACGGTTCAATGCCGCATCCTGGGATAACGCCAC